GGTATAGGCAGTCTTAGCAGCAGCCGTGAATACAGGTTTAGCAATGGCTTTCACATCTGCATCCTCACCTGTCATGTCTGCATCAGGTGTCAGTACATGTCGATGGAATGTTCGTGAAACCTCATCACCATCCCTGCTGATGATTGTAGCAGATCGTACCTGGATTACTGGATAGCCAGCAGCCAGTTGTAATACCTCGATCTTGTCGTTTGTTGTTGCTTCTGTAAGTGCCATACGGCCTCCTGTTTATCGCCCTATTGGGCCTGTCCACCCGCTAGGGGTATTAAACGTCTTTTAAAAAATTATTCAATTTCGTAACTTAATTCAAATCTTGTATCAAATGTTTGCCCTAATGTTGCCGTTCCCATACTGAGCCAAGTAACATCGTTATTCACATTATCATCACGCACATACAAAAATTTTGTGCTTACACTTGCACCAATCGCTTGATAAACAGGAACGTAAATTAATTTATTAGTAAATTTTGGAACAAGTGGCAACGTCATGGTCATACCAGTTGCGTTATTACCATCAGTGGCAGAAATTTTGACCTTAATAAATACTGTAGTTCCAATTTGTTTATACCAAGCAGAAGTGGAAACACCAGTTGGTGTAGCACCTGTCCAAGCAAGAGTTGGTGAATAAGTTGCCCATCTGTTTTGGAATCCGTTGCCTATAGAAACCATGTCAATATAACGATCAGTAACATTGACCAGTGTTGCTCCCAACGTGTCATTATTACCAATTAAATTTCTACCATCTACGTTATAAGCACTGGTTTCATCAATGTAGATTAGAGTTGTGTTTGTGTTTGTTTCAGTAGTTACATTTCCATCAACAATTATTGGGAAGTCTCCTACAGCAACATCAATACAACGAATTAAATCACCAATAGCAATACTTCCTCTGCCAAGAAATGAATTCCTACAGATTGAAACTCCGTAATTATAACGATTCATTTGAATATGGTTTTGATTGGCTTCAAAATAAGAATTGACTATCTTAGTTCCAGTATGAACGCAATTTAATTCAATAGCCGTTCCTGTCATTCCTTCAATGGTGCATCCATTATTTACAACAAGGTTTCGTATAGCCGAAGTTAAGCCAACACATGAAAGAAATTGAACTCCGTCCTCCATTAGACCGCCATCAAACACAACATCCCATGCTTCATTAAAATGAAGAATGACGTTGTTCTTTGTATAGGTATCATTAATACTTTTTACTGACTGCATACCAGTGGAAGCAGATCCATCCTGATACCATACATAATCTATATTTCTAAATGTGCAATTTGTTGTAGCAATGCGAATCAATTTGTCGCAATCAAAACAATTTAATCCAGAAACGATTGTCGGAAAGGCTACCTCAACATTACCAGAAAAGGTAATACTATCAAACGCAATATCTCCAGCCCTTGCTGAAGCTGAAAACATAAATCCAGTGTCTGTCTTACGAATTTCTCCAGCACCAAAACCATTTAATGTAATACGTTTACGAGCAAAATTATTAGCACCTTCTGTATATATAATTCCTTTATCTATCGTCAATGTGCTACCAGTAATATCATATAGACGATCAACAAATACAGACTGATAACCGTTAGCTATTGAGTAATCAATCGCAGATTGTAATTTCTGAGCATCAGTGCCACCAAAATTGTCAGGGGAATTGTGTTCACCTGCAATGAGCGGATAAGTAACTTTTGTTAGTGCCATTTTTTTTACCCCTAAACGTAATAATGACCAGAAATAAACATTTGTCCCGCAGTGTCCATAGCAACGGCTGCGGCAGTGCCACCACCAGTAGCGACTTCTCTTAGTCGAATATCAGTTGTTGAATTAGATACAAAGCATTCGATGAATGTTCCGGCACTTGATGCAACATCAGAAACATAAACGGTTGCAACTCCTAGTCCTGTGGCAGATGTGGTAAAAGGCAAGCCTTGAATTTGCATAGTTCCGGTTCCAGTATGTGCTGACCAATTAAGGCCCATCTGAAAAGTAACTAGATTCCCTACTTTTGTGTACTTACCTTCTTGGGTTGTATATGTTCCAGTTCCAGCAACCGTTGTTCCAATCAAAACCGGAGTCCAAGTACCCTCCTCGTAATCATCAAGTAGCTCCGATGTGCCAGTGCCAGCGGTAGCAGAGAAGTCGATGCCTTGGCCTGATGGGAAGGCTAGGTTGCCTGTAGAGGTAAATCTAGCGGCCTCAACCATTGTAGGGCCATTAACAGGAGTCGTTTTAAAAACTATGTTTGAAGGCGTGTACCGAGTCGAATCCCAGTTGCCATCACTAACCAAGCTTATTTCACCAGCAACAATGATTGCATTGGGGCCAGATCCTTCGTCTGGAGCGTTCCAAGTTATTTTGCCAATAGTTTCGCCGTTGGTAATGGAGCCATCAGACGTTGATAGCCTTAACTCTGACGTTGCACTTTTTACTTCTAGGTTAACGCCTGCTTGCGGGGCAGACGTAGCGCCAACAATTAAATCATCTATTTTGCCAGTACCAGTAACGGTTAAATTTGCAAAGTTACCATCTGCCCCGCCTTCAACGCGCTGCCATACCGAGCCGTTAAACAAGGCCCAATCTCCAACGCCCCAATTAGTAACGCCATTAAGGTTGGTAGTACCGGCCACACTGACAATGTAGAACTCACCTAAAGTACCGGTACTAGATACAAGCGTTGGTGTATTGGTGCTTGCGTTCCAGGCGCCTTGATAGTCAAGACCAGTGAAAGTATCTCCATTGATGATTAACTCGCCATCAATAGTCACATTGTTGAATGTTGGATTGCGTCCGAATACACCGCCTAGTTGTTTGATAGTCATTTAAATAATTCCTATAAAGAGCTTATGATGAAAGCTAACAATTCATCGTATCTAATACCAAATGAGTTGCCCGCTGGATTAATCTCATTTCCGTCTTTGCCATATTCTGCTTCCCATTCGTCATAGCAAAACAAACTATAATCGTGAGCATCCAATCCGTTGGCCTCAAAAATCGATTTAACCTCTTGGGCTATAACCCCAATATGGATTCTGGCTCCATCACCTTTTTTGATTACCGCGTCTGAGAACTTAAATGCTTTCAATGACTGTTTTAATGACTGAGCAACCAGATGTTCTGCATCAGAAATTGATCGAACTTGCTCCTTTGATCTTTCATCTGACGTATTAATCGTCCCATTTGTCGCAAAAACTTCAGTCCATCGTCTACCAGATGTTCCTAATGTGTAAGCATTATCCGTTCCTGCCTCTACGTTGCCAGCAGTTTGAATTTTTATATGCCTGTTTGTCGCATCTCCAGATAACTCAAGGCCAGTTATTGAGGCAAAATGCCCAATTCCAGAACTGGTAACACCGCCTTCCTGAATCAACAAACTTGCACCATTACTGTTAGTGCTGTTGATCGCAAACTGTCCAGAATTTGTTTTTTCTGCTGTCAATGCATTTTCTACAACAACATGGCCGCCCGTAATTGCTAACCCTTGAGCTGTAATTCCAAATTGACTTTCGCCATTAGCAACCAAAGTAACGTCAGAGGTATTGGCGTAAGTTAGCTCTGCACCGTTCCCGCCAGCAGAACCGTAATTAACTTGATAAGTTGGAGATCCGGTTACATTGGCAACATCAGTTATTAGAGTGTTGTTTATGACTTGAACGTCAGCATAGTTTCTTGAACTTGTCAGATTTAAAGATCCAGTATTTGAAAATTCAAAAATTTCTGGAAACGAATTTCCAATTAACGTAACTCTTTTAATGTTGCCGTAAGAGTTAATAACTCCAAGCTCTAAATTTCTTAACACGTTGCTAGAAATTACAACATTTTCAACTAATGTCTCGTTCAATGAGGTCGTATCAGTAAAGTCAAACGGATCATTGGTTGCAGAGATCAGGATGTTCCATCTTCCGTCGGCGGCAATTGTTTCATTGTTCCAACCGGCAAAGTAATTTCCGGTAATGGTGACATTTCTTAAATATTTAACGGCAATCAATGCCTCAATATTTGATCCGTTTCTAGTTGTAAGGATCGTATTATTAACAATTGACGCATCTATACAACTTTGGCCTCGGATTAAATAATCAATACCATTGAAATGATTGCCAGAGATAATTAAACCGTGGATATATTTATCAGCAGTGGTGCTATTCGGTATGCTGACCAAGGTTCCAGCACTGTCAATGTCGCAACCAATAACCTTATACCTTCGCATCCCCGCTTCTGGAACTTGAGAGGTTGGGCCTGCACTATGGTTGTATGGGCTTGGTGCGGTAATCTCCATCGTCGTATCAGACTTTAAGATACAGTTTATAAATTGAGATCCGCGTCCAACAACTTGATGCCCGATATGAATATCAGAGTTAAACCAACAATCCCTAAACCATGTATCACAATCCGCATAATTTGTAGTCAATGCAGTTTTAACAGCAATTGGATTAGACCCAACACCGCCATTAAACCTTAATCCAGCAAATTCAACATTTGCCTTTTCTAGCAAAATATTAACGCCACTTGCGTTACACTTTATCCTAGAAGATAAATATCCATCTCCAGTAAACTGAAACACAGATGACGTTGCGCTTAGTGTCACCTGATTGTTAAGAATATAATTGCCTTTTGGAAAATAAAGGGTAGTTGCTGTTGAATCCATTGCAGCCTGAATAGCTACCGTATCATCCGTAGACCCATCACCAATTGCCCCAAAGTCTTTGACCGATACTGACTCTTGCAGCTTGAGCTGGACGTTACTTCCATGAGTAGAACCCGATTGAGTAAAGGATACTTGTGCTGCTGTGGTACTTCCAATCTCGTAGGCATCAATAACCATGACCTCAATGGTACTGAGATTAGGTGGAGCAGTAGAGAAAGTTAAGGTTGTTGAAGATACGCTATAGGTATCCTTCTGCTGGTAGACACCATCTATGTAGACCTGAGTATTGTTCTCTCCACCTGGAGCTTGGCCTAGTGTGAATGCAACGGCAGCACCTGTTCCTGTAAAGTTATAAACATTGAATCCTCCAGTAAGCAGTGCATCAGCAGCAGATATAACTTCTGGATTACCAGTAGTGACATTGAATTTAAGTAGCTTGTCCAGACGGGCAGCCTTGTCTGGAATAGTCATGTCGATGTTAGTAGGATCTGAATCTGGTGCTACCAGGGCACGATTAATATTCCCTGTATTCTGCTGGAGTGCTAACCATAGACGGTCAAAGTCATTGTTTACATCTGCTGCTAGGAAGTCTCCTGCGTTGTTGTAACTGGTTAATCGATTGAGTGCCATATCCCTATAGAGTGTTAGCACATCGCCAGCAGTGGCCCCTGTGACCAGTGTGACGTTGCCACCAGTGTCTACGCCTACTCCACTAACGCCATACTCTCCAGCACCAGCACCTTGATTTATCAAGACACCATTTTGAAGTACCTTTATGTCACCAATTGCAGCAATCTCAAACGTATATGGAAATACTGTTTGACTCGCAGTAGCGGTGTACTGGTCTCTTGGCGTGTTGTCTAATACTGTCATATTAGCGTCCTGTTAATTTTTCTATTCTTTCTACTGTGGCAGTACGCACATCAGCTTCAAGTTGTGGATCTTCTTGTATTAACTGCGTCCTAGCAGTGTCTCGATATCCGGTAAATATTGCTCTTATCGCTAATGCTTTACCACCTTCTGACCCATTAGTCGCTCGTTTATAAGCAGGGCGTGCAAACAATTCTTTCAATTTGGCCTTTAAAGGAACATTTCTCATTAACTTATTATCTTGACCAGAGTACAACAAAATATATTTATCGTACTGCTCCGCATCTAATTCTACCTTATTTATGACCCTTTTTGGCATAGCAATAGAGACTTGTTGCAATACTAGCTCATCCGCAACAGGATCATCTTTAACCGTACTAATATAGATAGGTGACATTATATCTGGGCCAATACCACCTTCAAGCACCACAGGCTCTCCAAAGATGTTTCTTCTAGGAGGAAGATCTTCAGAGTACCCTGGAATTCTAGACTTGATTCTATCTATAAGGCCATAAGTTGCACTTAGTCCTGGGCTAATTGATCGTTCCGCAGCAGCAACACCAGCCGGAATTACAGATGCACCCGTTCTCGTTAGCCATGAATTAAGTTTATAGTTTGATGCTTCTGGATCTGTGCTAGATGAAAAGAACGCATCCATGAAATCTACAACACCACGCATATACGTTTTGCTTGCCATGTTTTGTCCTACTGATAAAGCAGCAGCTACGGCAATTTGCTGCGCATCTGCTTCAGTAGTTTGTCCCATTATCTCGGTCATATCTGCTGCTAAACCCAACAATGCACCAGTAGGATCTAATCGATTATAAGCATAATATGCGTCTCCTACTCTTATAGAGTAAGGTTGCCATCCAGTAGCTCGTAATATGTTCTTCATGTCACGATCAACTGGCCCTGCTCCAGTGATACTGCCACTCAAAGTAAGATCAGCAGATACTGCCATGATCATAGAACCCATTGTGATCTTAGCAAGAGCCAAGTCTCGCCTAGCACCACCAGCAGCAATTTCTTCTCGAACAGATCCCATTATCGGAGCAAGCGGAGTGCGCTCAAAGGTGAAACTCATAATGTTTATAGGGGTTCGTACAAACGGCATGATTACTCTAGCGCCAGGAATATTGTTCCTAACATTCTCGATTGATTTTCCTGCTTTCCCTAATTTGTTAGTAAATGTCTGGTATCTAGATGCATCAATAGCAGCAAGTTTTATATTATCTGGTGGATTATCTATTATTTCTAAAACTCTAATAGCTGCTGCCTCGTCTCTTAGACCTTCATTAAATGCTTGCCTATAGGCTTGAGAATGTAATTCCATTCGATAACCAATAGATTTAAAGAAAGCATCTTCAGCAGTGAGTAATCGTCCTGGGATTCTGATAAATTCGCCAAGGTAATCTGCAAATCTTCCTGCTGGCCCTGAAATATTTAATGCTTCTCCGGAGACAGATCGACGTTTTTCTACTTCAACCTTTTCCATTATATCAATAGGCTCGCCAGTCTTTAACGAATTCCATGCCAATCTCAAACCATCCCTAGCACCAGACACAAGTCCTAACATTTGAGCCGTAGTTTCACCAGGAGGAATATTTCCGCCTAATGCTCTAGCAAGTCTGCGTTCTCCTACAGTAATCGCAGCTACCATTGTGTTAGAAAGAATATTTACCATGTGAGTAGCTGGGCTAGATAAAAGTCCATTAATCCATACCTCATAAAACATATCCATATTTGTAATTTTATTGCTATCTCGTACAAGTTTACCAATTTGGGCAGGATCATCTAAATCAGCAAACATTTGAGCCATTCTTTGATTGACTTCAGATCCACCAGCAGCATCTAGCGCATCCTGGATAGCTCGTTGTTGTGCTCTGGAGCTTTCAGCAATAATGTTAAATGATTGCAGTGCTCGTCCTGCTTCAGCAGTCATGCCTGAAACCTGCAACTGAATGGCTCTATGATGGGACATAGCTCGCCTGAATAATGCTAACTCAGTATCACCGCCAGTTGATGCATCTTTCGATAACTTCATCAAATTTTCGCCTGACGCTACTAATATTTTCCTAGCAGCTAGAATCTGTTCTGCATTGAATGCTTCACCTTGCCGACGATTCATTAAGTCATCAACTGTCATACCTAGATCATCAGCTAATCTAGGCAATTCTTCGTTAGTGATTACTTCTCTGCGAGCCTTATTTATTCCTTTTGCATCGGCCTTAGCAACTCTATCCAATAAATTCTGCACATCTTCAGTGGTATTTAATCGTGCAAGATTGATGTTCTGCGCTCGTTCTGGCTCTGCTTTCTTAGATCCAGTTTTGAATTCTGGTACTTTTATATTAACGCTTGCTTCTTCAGCAATTTTATCAAACGGAATGAACTCAGCTTCAGGAATGCCATCTACTTGTCTAGCAATAGCGACATCTGTTCGTATAGTTTCGTCTATTACTTCTTCAACAGGCCGACCCGTTTCTTCTGCTACCTTCCTAATTTCCTTGCCAGATTTAATAAATTTGACTGCCGAAAATAATACGTCTGATGCGCCTCCAAGAGCCATGCCTTCAATAGCATTCTTAAACCTACCTTGTGCCGCTGTATCGTCTGGACTTGAAGCAAGATACTCTGTTACTGGATTAGATAATGCAGGGACTTCCTCGATCAAATCAGAAAGACGAGCTTCCATAGGATCAAAGACCGCAGCATCTGCGATAGCTCCAGCTATGTATGGAGCAGCTTTCCCCGTTGCTTTTACAGCTTTTAATCCTGGCAGAAATCCAGTTAAAAATTGCGACACACCTCTAACTAAACCACCTGTTACAGTTCTTGGTTCTGCTTCTATTGTTGGCGTTTCTGCCTCACTAACCGCTTTAGCAACTTTCGCAGCAGTCTTAGCTCCAAGTTTTCCACCGCCAGCAGCCATAGTAATAGCGCCAGCGACTAGAGGATCAATATCTATCAAGTCTACAATCTCAGAAACCGCATCCAATGCTCCTGCTACAGCTTGCCTTGGAGCTTCAATAATTC